TATTTATACTCATAACTTTTATAGAAGTGAGTATAGAAGCTTCTTCTGCTATGAAATATGTTACGGCGCTCTTATCCAGTCTAATATTAGCAACCACTCAAGTTATTAAACCATCAGAATGCATCAAGCTTTTAAAAACGATTGTTGATACTAACAATATGAATCTGAAAGATGTTTTAGCAGGGGCCGGAACATTAATTGGTTTTTTAGATCCAATTCAAGATGTTTCTCCAACTCTTCAGTAAGGAGGTGCTATGCATAAGATTAATTACAGAGAACCGACAACATATGACAAGCGGCGACGAGCAGGCTTCTGGTTAGGAGCAGGCGGCTTTCTGGCATCTGTTGCTGTACCCTATATAATTGCTGTTATTATTTGTGGCATAATAGGAATTGTTGCAGTTCTTAAACTATTAAGTCTATGTTGTTAACATCAATTTCTTTTAAGATTGAGAGAGGTCCAATTGGATCTCTCCGAGTTTTATACTCAAGGAGGTATATATGAACAAGCAAGACTATTTAGATCAATATGAAGCTGATTCTAAAGCAGAAAAGAAAGCCACACGCAAAGCTCAATTCTGGCATATTGTAGGTGAATGTGTACCAACAGCAATAACAGGTTATTGGATTGGTTATGCTCTTGGAATACTATTTGTATGGTACTGTATAATATGGCCGTTAGTCAGATTTTTCTGGGGTATTATCGCAGGTGCTACTGTACCCGCTGATTTCGGAACATATAATGGCAGTCCTTATTAATTAGGAGTGTATACTTATGACTTTAACAGAACATGCTAAGAAGTTTACCAGATACGCTGTTGGGATCTTTAGTGGAGTTCTAATTGTTGTAGGCATTGTCTGGATAATTAGTAACGCTATACAGTTCGTTGTAAATATTATCCGGAACTTAACACATTCAAAAGAAGAAATTACTGCTGTTAGATTAGAAAGGGCAAAGGAGTACTATAAACTTAAAGGTATCCTTTGTCCTGCTTGTGAGACTTATGTTCCTAAGAGAGTGACATGCATTAATTGCGGTCACATTTTTAAAGAGCTTTTATCGTATGAAGATCGTAAACTCATCGAAGAGGTACAGGAGCAATAACTCCTGTACCTACTTGAGTAGTTTTAAAGGAGGATTTAATTAAGGAGTTGTAGAAAAATGCCAAAAATTGATTTAAGACATGGTGATTGTTTGAAAATGCTGAAAGATATTCCTGATGGAAGTATTGAGTTAACCGTTACATCACCACCATACGACAATTTGAGATCATATAATGGGAACAATGATTTATGGAGTGAACATGTATGGAAAACAGTAATTAAAAACCTATTCCGAGTAACGAAAGACGGTGGTGTTGTTGTCTGGATTGTTGCTGATGCCACTATCAAAGGTAGTGAAACTGGTACTTCATTCAAACAGGCTTTGTGGGCAAGGGAATGTGGATTCAATCTACACGATACAATGATCTACCAGAAGGATAATCCACCTCCAGTCGGTGGTAATAATAGATACTATCAAGCATTTGAGTATATGTTTGTATGGTCTAAAAAATCGCCTATCCTTAATCCGATTAAGCGTACACGAAGGAATAAATATAATGACAAACGTACTGAACGTATTAAAGGATTTACACGAAACAAAGATGGCGTGTTTTCTAAAAAGAAAGTGTCTCTAATTGGTAATGTAAAGATTAATAATGTATGGAAATACATTGTTGGTGGGGGCAACTCTGTTGAATACGGTACACAACATCCCGCAGGATTCCCCGAAAAACTCGCCAACGATCACATCATATCTTGGTCAAACGAGGGGGACACGGTTCTTGATCCCTTTATGGGGAGTGGAACTACTGGCAAAATGGCAATACTCAATAATCGTAATTTCATCGGCATTGAATTAGATGAAGAATATTTCAAAATAGCAGAGAAACGAATCAATGAAAATCTATAAAGAAAAGAACATTGAATAAATAATTTTGTTATAGATAAGATTGAGAGCTACCCATTCGGGTAGTTCTGAGTTTTATACTCAAGGAGGTTAAATATGATAGCGAAAAGTAAAGTTAATCATTGTTTGTTGCCGCAAATGACCAGCCGCCATGGGCTGATAACAGGAGTTACGGGCTCGGGCAAGACGGTGACGTTACAGGTTATAATAGAGAATTTGAGCAGGAGTGGAGTGCCGACATTTGTCGCTGACATCAAGGGCGACCTGTCGGGCATTAGTCAGATTGCAGAGAAGAGTCCGAAGCTAACTGAACGTGCTAAAATGCTTGGTCTGTCAAAACTGTATCTGCAGTCATGCCCTGTCAGGTTCTGGGATGTCTATGGCGAGCATGGGCATCCTGTTCAAACCACGATCCGGGATATGGGCGCTGATGTTATGGCAAAGCTTCTTGACCTTACACAGGTGCAGGGCGCAACTTTGATGCAGGTTTTTAAGATTGCTGAGGATAATGATTTTATTTTGAGAAACCTGCCTGACCTGTACGAGACTCTCGGCTACATTTTAGATCATGCTAAAGAATTTGAATCTTGTTATGGACGTATTGCCAAGACAAGCATTGCTGCTATACAAAGAGCTCTGATCGGGATCGAAGATGAAGGCGGGGACGCTCTGTTCGGCGCTCCTAAATTGGAGCTTGCTGACTTGATCATTGATAACATTGTGAATATCCTTGATGCCACTAAGTTAATGAAGACGCCGAGAGTTTATGCTGCGCTGCTCATCTGGCTTCTAACTGAAGTATACGAGAGTATGCCTGAGGTTGGAGATCTGAAGCAGCCCAAGTTCGTCATGTTTTTTGATGAAGCTCATTTGCTTTTCAGCGGAACCTCGAAGGTTCTTGTTAATAAGATTGAGCAGATCATAAGGCTCATTCGATCTAAAGGTGTTGGTATCTACTTTGTAACACAGACTCCCGGCGACGTGCCCGAGTCTGTTCTGGGCCAGCTTAACAATAGGGTCCAGCATGCGCTTAGGGCGTACACCCCAAAAGATCAGAAGGCGGTTAGAGTTGCGGCACAAACCTTAAGGCAGAATCCTAAACTTAATACTGAGAAGGTCATTAGCGAGCTTCGAGTTGGTGAGGCTCTTGTATCTTTCTTAGATGAAACAGGCGCTCCTCAGGTAGTTGAGAGAGCCTGGATACTACCGCCCAGGTCCCGCATTGGCGCTATAGCTGATGTTGAGAGGCAACAGATTATTGATGCTTCTCCTATTGGTGACAAGTACACTGAGCGCTGGGATCTTGTCGGAGCTTATGAGAAGATCAAGGAGCTCAGGATGTATGAGCCTGTTGAGGATCAACGCAGGCAGGAGAATATTCTTGATACATTTTTAAAGAGCGCTGCCAAATCAATTGGAAGTTCTTTTGGAAAGAAGTTTAGGAGGATTTTTTAGTAGCTATTTTAAGCAGAGTATGTTATATTTATAATATACTCTGCTTACTAACTAAAAAATGAGGTATTGCTTGATGGAATTGAAAACTATTTGTGTTATTTGTAATTCTCAATTTATACAAATAGTACCCCAAAAAACACACGCACGAAAAACTTGCTCTAAAAAGTGTAATTCTCAATTACATAGAAAAAAAGCTATTAATCAATGGTCTACTACTTCAAAAAGAGATAGATTAATAGAAGGTATAAATAGAAGTTGGACCATTCTAAGAAAAAATAAATGCAAAGAAACAACAACAATTAAATGGGAAGACCCCCTATTTAGAGAAAAAACTACAAGATCATTAAAAAAATCTAAAGCTAATCAAAAATTTAAATATAAACAAAAACTTCATACTATTCAACAATGGAAAGATCCTATAAAAAGAAAAGCTCTTATACAAGGAATTTCACAATATTGGCAAAAACACCCCGAAAAAAAAGAGGAACAAAGAATACGTGCAAAAGCACATATGCATAAATTATGGCAAACTAATGCTATTAATATTACATATTCAAGTAAACCTGAAAAAGAATTAAGAAATCTATTTCAATTTTTCTTTCCTAATGATAACTGGACACATGGAGGCCCTGTAAAATTAAAAAATGGAACATTATTTTCGCGTGATCTATATAGTAATAAATTAAGAATTAGTATAGAATATGATGGATTCCTGCACTTTTAAAAATGTATGGAATAGACTTAAGGAAGTAAAAGAAAAAGATAATTTATATAAAATATGGTGTAAAGAGAACAATTTTAAATTAATTCGCATTAAACATGATCTCTATATAAAAGAGAAGATCTATTGGATAAAAATATTAATTAAGGAGGCATATTTTGAAAATGCTCAATATAAAGAATACTATTAAAAAAGCCTATTTATTTTGGAGTATCCTACTATTAATCTCACTTGGTATAAATGCTTGGTTTATTTGGGGAAAAGGTATTCAAATTTTTAACGATAACAGAATCTATAACCATGCTTATCAAAATCAACAGCAGGCTCAGCTTATTATCTCTTTGTTTGCATCTCAAGGAACATTATCCTGGGATGTCTATACTTTAAAGGATTTAGAAAATAAAGGATTTACTCAAGGCAGTTTTGCTGAATGCATAGCTGCATTTCTTAATTCCTTAGCCCCGGAACAAAGTCTAATGACTAAAATTATACACCAACATATGACAGATTGTTTAATTTTTGTCCCTAAAATTATTGAAGAAAATAATTAAATTTTTCTTGACAAACGAGACATAATTAACAATATTTTTACTTAAAAATGAAAAGCGTTTTACTATATTTATAGTTACAATGTTACGCCACTTTCAAATTATCACTTTCATATTGGTGATGCTGCATACTACATATCTCAATCTCCCTGATTGGGAATGTGAGAATATGTACCAAGATTTACGAAGTCAATACAAATGGCTTCGCTTACGGTTTTTCTATTCAGTCTATTTCAAAAGCCTTGACCATAATTTGGATCCACGATATGTATGTTCTGTTATAAATTCAGAATCTTATGATCGAAAATACAGGAGAACATTACATAAAATGCAATACGCTAAATCACCTGCAGGCGCTAGGGGGTTTATGCAAGTCATTCCCAAATATCATTACAACGGTCCTGTATGGCATGTTTACCAAATAGACCTCAATCTTGAATTAGGAATGAAATATTTAAAATATTGTGTAAAGAAAGCTAATGGTGATTTATTTGAAGCATGTCGTATGTATAACGCAGGACATAATAGTAATAGAGCACATTATAGCAATTGGAATGATTATGTATTTCCTATTATGAAAAATTATATAAGATCACTTGTTGTAGCTACTCTATAATTATTTCTTATCTATATTAGGTATTACATTTTGTCTTACAATCGTAGTCTCACCAAACACGCCTTTCCCACTAAATGATTGTCCCATTTCCGGTTGATCCCAAATAGCTGAATGAGGATTAAGTTCTGATTGTCTCATGATTTCATATGCAGTTGCAATGGATCGTAGAGTAGGTAAGCTTTGTCTGTGTGGTAATATATGCTCACCATATACAGTTTCCTTAATATAGTCTTCATAACAACACCAACATAAGCGACAGACAACGTCAGCATAGTCCTTTGATCCCGAGGAGGGGTGGTCCACTGTACGTCCGCGCAATAATGATAATTGTTTCAACTCTTTAACAAGTAATTCATGGTAAGGTATTTCTACTTGCCCTTGATAAGAAAGTTGCTTAAGAACTTCATACATTTCTAATGTAGCACCTAACTGTTCTGTATAAATTCCAGCAGAGAATAAACGCTGGATAGATTCTACAGAACTATAGCGGTCATATGTTACTTTCCCTACATTAAAAGCATTACATAATATCTTAATTGCCTCTTCTACATTCGAGAATGAAACAGTTACTCTATTCTGTTTATCTGGTACCCACCCCTCTAACACATCTATAACTACCTTTAATCGAATTGCCTCAAGAGCTTTATCACCTTCCCCACTAATACCAATAGGAGTATGCTCAACATGTGCCATACCTAATACAAAATGATCGCGCTTCTCACCTTGGTCAACACAGATATAATATTTCTGCATTTTGTCCTGTAATAAAGGCAAGACTGTTTTTCCTATATAAAATCTTTGAGCTGCCCCCTTATCTGTCTGCACCATTTCTTCAATTATCTTATCACTAAAAGCAACCTTGGCCTCTCTCGTAACAATTATCTTATCTATCTTTTCAGGGTACTCAAAGAACGGACTAACAGTTGAAGGAGGTATGGCTAAATAATCTCTATTATATGACTCAGGATTTTTTATTCTTGCAGATTCAAAATCTATACCTTTTACAAAACCTGCAGGATTGTCTTCAGTTTTTGGATTCAATTCAAAAGTAGTTGCATGCATTCCATAAAGCTTAGGGTCCTTATTTACTACTCTAGATCGTAAAGCATTAATAGCAGGAGCCTGCTCTCCAACATAACAATCCTTTGCCATACAGAGCAATTTCATAGTATAATCATCTTCAAACAATGGAGATGACACTGTTATTACTTTACTTATCTCTTTCAATGTTGAAGCGGCCCTACTGACTGTATCGTAAACAGCATCTGCTGTCCTCTTCTGTGTCTTAGATTGCACTGCGCCTTCTACTACATCAAACCTACTAAGCTCATCAAATACTATACAATAACTCGTTTTACCAGCTAATGCCGCAGAATTACTATGAAGTGATAATATAGCTATATTTTTTTCCGGAAACTCCCGGGAAAGTTTTAATTCTTGATATAAACTATATTTACCTTCTGATGATTCTCGATCTTCTAAATATCGTAAATACTTCTGCCACCAGGAACTATGATCAAAGATAGCCTCAACTGCAGCATATACTGTTTCCTGCGCCTGGACTTCAGAAGATGCCAGACATTGTGCTGTTAATCGTGTACCCGGATTTTGATAAAAATGTTTTGCAGGGTCTTCTAAATTCAACATATATTGTGTTAAAAATGTTGTAATGTAAGCAGCTGTCCAAGAATTATGTGTGACAGTACCATCTGCAAGACAAAAAAGATTATCCTTATCAACACCAATCCCCGCGTATTTACCTAGACCTAACGACTTTACTTTTATAGAAGATAAATACTTTTCTTTGTTAGATTTTTTACCATTGTGAACATATTGTTTTCT